AACTCCTCTTTTATATTTCTGATTTATAAAAGCAATTATATTCAGGCATATTTATATTACCGATTGTTTTAACAACCCTATGTTCATTTATCTTATCTGGAAAAACAAGCAGGGATTGTCTCTGAAAGCTATGTTCGATGAGCAGAAAGCTTCAAAGATAGCAGACCAGATGAGAGGGCTAGGAGTAACTGTAGAATTAAGACCTTCTGATATTCCAATTAATGATATTAAAATAAACTAACTAACTGTACTCTGTCTATATATATATATAATTATATATATAATCATATCATAGGTTTATATTAGGTTTTAGTATCTAACATTCTATGTCTAAGATAAGATGTATTTCAGAAACAGAGGAAGTGACAAAATTATTTAGAGAGTTAGAAAAACTTGCAAAGGATACAAACACATCATTCAGTAAAATGTTAGCAACTTGTGTAAAGGTTTATCTTAATTCACCTCTAAGCATTGAAGGTAAAAGTATTGAAGAAGAGATTAAATTATTTGGTAGGATTGATAAGATAAGAAAAATGATTAATGAAGCAAGAGGTGACGACTTGATAAAAATACAGAAAAGACACCAGCAGATAGGTACGCTTTTAAACATGAGAGTGAGTAAATTAATATGATGGCTTTCACAACCTCTGCTCTTCAAGATAGAATATACGATGAGTTTTCTAAACCAAAGTGGACAAACATAATTGATGCATTAAGACCTAATGGAAATCTTATTGTTAATATATTAAAAGAACCATTTCCAGATATTTATATCGAGCATTCAGAAAAGCAAGACTTTGTTGAGAATGTAAGACTTGTTGTGTATAGGGTACTAGAAGAAAGATTTGGTAAGAGTATGAATATACCACAGGCATTTGCTAGATTAAAAATATCATTAACAAGTGATCATCATATACCAATGCATATGTTAAATGCCACAGATCATGAGGGTGCTATTGTAACATTTGATTGTGAAATAATAGCTAGTGAGTCTACAAAGTCATACATAAAAAAATGTATCCTAGCCTGTCCTCTATGTGGTAGAACCATTGAGGGTAAGTGTGACGTAGATAAGAAAATACCACCAGCTAGTTGTCCTAATTCATCATGCAGAGGTCATAGATTAGAAGTCCAAAGACAGACTGCTGAGACAGAAAATATAAAGTCAGTATTACTAAGCGAACTACTAGCAAATTCTAAAAAGAATTCACCTGTAGTTATTGAGTCATTAGTGACAGGTGATTTGATTCGTGAAGTATTCATAGGTCAGAAGAAAAGAATAACAGGTATCTATAGATCTATTTTTGACCTTAAAGAAAACATCAATGATTTAGTTATAGATATAATATCAGCCGAAAATTTAGAAAGAACTGAAGAGGCACAACTATCTGAAGAGACCATGAAGAAAATAAAAGACGCTATGAAAGAGCCTGATTTTCTGGAAAAAATTACTCATAGTTACGCACCACATATATACGGTTATGAGATTCAAAAGAAATCAATTCTATTACAGGCAGTAAAAGGTAATAACGGTATTAAGAGAGCCAACATACACATACTATTTGTAGGTGATCCTAGCGTAGCAAAATCTGAGTTGTTAATATGGAATAAAAAAGTAGTAGACATAGCTGGTTATATTTCTGGTAAAGGTACTACAGAAAAGGGTATAACAATAGGTATAGTTAAAGAAGATAATGGTAAGACATATGCTAGGGCTGGTTTAGCACCACAGTGTAACAAAGGTGTGTTGGCAATAGATGAGATGGGGCAGATGAATGTGTTAAACCTTTCTGGTCTTCACGAAGTAATGGAACAGAGACAATGTAGTATCTCAAAGGCAGGTCACAACCTAACACTTGAGGCAGACACATCAATACTAGGTGCTGCTAATCCAAAGTATGGTAAGTATGATTCAGAGGAAACATTACTTGAAAATATTAATCTTCCTGCACCACTACTATCAAGGTTTGATTTAGTTTGGCTTATCAAGGATGACATTGTAGAATCTGAAGATCAAAAGAAAGCAGAGCATATAATATCTACATACATAAATCCAGAAGAAGCAACCAAGTGCTTCTTGACTCCGTTTGAACTTTCAGCATATCTTAGTCATGTACGTAAACTAGAGCCGAAAATTACAGAGGCTGTAAGAGATAAGATATTAAAAATCTATAGACAAATGAGAATATTATCAAGAGATAGCACTTCTATTGCGATAGGTACTAGACAACTTGAGGCTCTTGTCAGATTGTCTGCAGCCCACGCAAAACTAATGTTCAGAAACGAAGTTATAGTAGATGACGTAACAGCAGTTCAGGATATACTAAAAGATATGTATGGTAGGTTTGGTATCTCATTAGAAGTAGGAACAGAGTTTAATCAGACAAAATTTATAGGAGTTAGTAAGAATGAATCAAGAGAACAGACTGCTAACAGGGTTTGGAAAAACCTGTCAGATGGTGAAGGACTTGTTAAGGATATACACTTTTATAAGATGATGGAAAAAGAAGACGGTGTTACTGAAGATGATGCTAAAAAGATATTCGGAAGATGGGAACAGAACTGTGAGATAAAACTAGTGAGGGATCACTTCTATAAAAAAACATAGAAGCATTTATATTTATGTTATTACATAACGTAACATGGTTAAACCAGCAGCAAGTATTGATGGTATTTCAGTAGAATTAACAGCAGAAGAAATGAAAGAAACTCCAGAATTAGATTTTAGTGTTAAACAACTTGAAGGTTGTGGTGTAGTAACAGAAAAGAAACTTACTGCGTTTGGTGTTACTTCATTAATAGACCTATGTATTAGAGGATCAAAAGAAATATCAGAGATAACAGGAGTACCAAAAAGTAAGACAGACCAATGGGTATTTCAATCACAAAAAATGCTTGAAGATAATAATATGATTAGAAAAACAGATATGAGTACAGTGGAGTTAATGGAATATCAAGACGCATTGCCACGACTAAAATCAAATTGTAAAGAGGTGGACAATCTAGTAGGTGGTGGTGTAGTACCTGAATGTACCTATGAAGTATATGGTGCATTTGGATCAGGTAAGACGCAGTTTTGTAACACACTAACAACTGAAGCAATTCACGATGAAAAAAATGTTGTTTGGATAGACTGTGAAGATACATTTAGACCTAGAAGAATAGTTGAAATACTAATGGCAAAAGGATACGTAGAAGATAAGGATGAAGCAAAAGAATACTTGGAAAGAATAACATATTTTTACACGCCTAATACAGAGCAGTTAATGGGAACTGTTAATGCATTATCAACAACATTAATGAGTAAAAAACCAAGATTAGTTGTACTAGATGGAGCAGTAGGACAGTTCAGAGAAGAGTATTTGGGGAGAGGCACTCTCTCTGAACGTCAAAATCAAATAGCTAGGTTGATGACACATATCAAAAACATATCATTTTACTTTAGATGTACTGTGTTATTTACTAACCAAGTGCAATCAGATCCTGCAATTATGTTTGGTGATCCAATAAAACCTATTGGTGGTAACATAGTAGGTCATGCTTCTACATACAGAATATACTTTAAGAAATCTGGAAAGAAAAGAATCGCTAGAATGGTTGATAGTCCTGAACATCCTCAGACAGATGCAGAGTTTGCTTTGAATGCAAAAGGCATTGATGACATAGAGTCCGAATGATATATATAAGGGGGTGACATATACCTATTATGAGAGGGCTAGATTGTGTTATACCCAAAGCACAACATGGTGATTCTTGGGCGTTTACCAGCATTGATGCCTTCTCTTAAATTTTAAATGAATACAAGACAACGGATGCGTTTCTCTAATAGAAAGGCAGTCTTATGGTTATTAGAAAATGGTTATGATGAGATATGGTTAAAGCCACATATAAGAAGATCAGACTTAGTATACACAGTAGGTGAGTGGTACAGAGCATTAGACTTATGGAATCTCTTCGATGGAATATGCTTTGACGCAGATGGTAACATAATTTTAATACAAATAAAGACCAATGCGTGGGCTAGTGCAAGTCCTATAAAT